CAAGTTGTAGACAGTGCGCCCTGTAGCCACACCCAACCCCAGAATCCATCCACCTGCATAGGAGCCGTTTTCGGTGAGCGAGTCGCCCCAGGCATAAATCGGTGTTGGTGCGCTGGCAAATGGCGTCAGGCTGGCTACTGCAGCGGACAAATTGACGCCTTTGGCTTCAAACTCGCCGTTTTTCAGAAAGCCGCCAAGCCGTCGGTCGGCTGAATCTACAAAAGGAATCAGGTAATCACTGCGCGTCGGTCCCTGAATGATGGTGGCTATAGCCGTTGCAGCAGCGGCAGTAGCAGCCAGTGCCGCAGTTGCATTTTCAACGCTGGCTGTGACATTTTTACCCTTTGACCACAGCGTTCCATCCAACTTTATGCCAAGAAGTAGCATGCCTGCCGAATCTACAAAGGCAGACAGGTAGCCTATGCGCGACGCATTAAAGCCGCTGGAAAAAAGGGTGTCGAACCAAGCTTTTGTGTAGAAGCGCGTGTGTTCTAAAGCCGCACCTGCATTGTTCTTATAGACGATCAGGTAGAGCAGATCAGCACTCAAGACGCTAAACGCTTCACCGTTGCTTGTCTCAACCAGCCCGACTGCCGTGCTGGATTTAACATTTGCGATACCAGATGCTGTGAATGCAGCGGCTTCAGCTTGAACTTTCGCAGCAATGGCGAAATTCTTTTCTGCCGTGACTGTTTCTGCAATCTCAGCAACGGCAATAGTCACATCCCCCTGCAGCCGTTTCCAGCGCCGCCCCAGCTGGTCAATCAGCACCGAGCCGTCGATATTGGCCGAAGTGGTGATGTCGTTGTCGTCGCGCTTGTAGAACAGCACGTTCTCGCTGACGATCATGCGGACCACGTTGGCGGACCCGCTGTATTCGGCCAGCTGCACGAGTGCGGTCATGGGCCGCATGCCATCCAGATACTCCCCAACATCGGCGCCATCATGCGCACGCGGCTGCAGCAAATTGAAATCATCCGCCGTTGGAACGGTCCCTTGAACAATAGGTAAACCCATCTTTAACCTCTTTATTAAAAGACTTCGTCTTCGCCCACGACATAGCTGATCCCGATCAGGGGCACCGCATAGGCAAAAATCACAGTGGTATGGGCTGGCTTGCGCTCGCGCAGAGGGCATTCGATCAACGACGGCACCACGTCAGCAGCGCGTGGGATGTTCACGCGCCAAACGAACTCGTCAGCCGGGCTGTACAGCGCATCGGTGCAGGCGCTGCTGCAGTTCAACTGGCGAAACTCGGTGATCGTTGTGCCAGGCTCGCCATATAGATCAGCCAGGCCAAGAAAATAGGCGCGGGACTGGCCGCCTTGTTCCGTCAAGCGCTGGTAGGCGATGCGCTGGCGCTCAGCCGTACTCAGGGTGTCAATGGGCAGGCAGGCATCCGGCAGGCCCAGCAGGCGCTCCCACTCGGGCAGCATGCTGGTGGCCTGGCGCGGGTCGGCTTGATCCAGGAGCAGTTCCAGTTTGAGCTGCGCTCCCAAGAACATGGCCGCCATGCCGCCCAGCACTTTTGACAAAATGCTGTCCGGCTCACGCGTGAAAGCCCGGCCAGGCGGCAGCAGGGCCTGCAGTGATACCAGCCAGGCCTGCAGCGTCACAGCCATGTAATGGCTCCCAGCGCCGGGAGCTGGCCCGTCATATGCACCTGGGTCGCGGCGGGAATGACCAGCACATGATCCGTTTCGCCGACCGATGTCGATATCGCCTCGCGCTGGTGGCTGATCAGCATCGTGCCGCCCGGAATAGCCTCGCGCCGGTACAGCGCCAGCAGCTCAGCTTCTACGGACGCTCTGGTCGCCGCCGTGTCGGGCGTGAGCTGGATGCTGAAATCCTGCGGTGCGGCGACAGGCGCCAGCACGTAGGTGGTGGCCGTCACTGGCCGCACCGCATCAATGGCTGCCTGCACCGCCGCAATCTCACCGGCATCAGGAATGATGGAGTCATCGTCATCGCGCACGAACCGGACCACGATGCTGCCTGCCCCCTGTTCGCCTGGATAAACCCAGGCCCGCGTGACACCAGGCACTTCGAGCGCCCAATCCACATAGTCATAGTCAGCGCCGCCTTGGGGCGGCTTGCGGATACGGGCAAGGATGCGGGCGCGCCAGGCTTCAATGCCTTCAACGTCCGCGCCACTGGCCAGCGCCGTTTGGGCTGCGGCCAGAGAATTGACACCGGCAATCGGCGATGTCAGCGTGAGCGGCGTGCCCAGGACCGCATTGCCCGCTTGGCCTGCATCAACAGCCTGCACCGGGATAGCTGCTAAACCTGCAGCAATGACGCCATCAGCCGTGGTCGCATACTGGACAGCATCAGAGCGCTGCACGACAGTGCCCAGCGGGATCAGCGAGTCATCGACCCCGGAAAATTGTGCAGTGCCGCTGGCAGGCGCTGCAGGCAGCCGGTTCTTCCCCCAGCGCGCCCCATGCAACGGCAGGTATTCCGCCGCCGCCTGATCTGGCCAGACCTGATCATTGAGATATTCCGCGTATTTGTACAGGGCATTGATGCCGCCAGCCATCACCCGGTTGATCACACCGATGGCGCTGTTGCGCAGGCGGGCCAGCACGCCTGGCAGGCGGGTTTCGAATTCCGCCGCACCCTGGTCAATCAGCGTGGGGAGGGTGTCGCGCTCAAACGGCATTTGATTCTCCGGCCAGACGCCAGACCTGGCGCGTTTGGTCGAACTCGAACCGATAGTTGCGGCTCTGGCCGTTGATCGAAAACTGGATCAGCGCCACCAGCCAGCCCATGCGCGGAACGAACACGGTCACTGTGATAGCCGTGGCCAGGCCATCGTCGATAAGCCATTGCAAGGCTTCTTCGCAATACTGCTTGCAGCGCAGCACCACGCCCGGCAATTGCTTTTCGCGCGCCAGCAGCCAAAGGCGCGAGCCGGTCTTGTGGTCATTGCTGGCATAGGCATCAGCCCACCAGCCGCGCCGGTCTTCACCTGGCTGCACTTCGTAGGGCTCAGCCAGGCGGTCGCACATCAGCGATACCAGCACAGCGCTGGCCAGCGTGTCGTCCGTGGTCAGGTCGGTGCCAGATAACGCAAAGTCGAAAGCTTGCAGCTGGGGGTTGTAGATGAGAGCCAGGTCCATGCCCACCAGTGTCATAAAAGACACCGAAAAGGGCTATTAAAGTCCTTTAGACCGGCGTGTCGGAGACTTCGGTGATGGCCCCCGTCTCTGGGTGCCTGTGCGAATTGTAGGCAGTGCGCAGCGCCTTCACCGTCCCGCCGCCGCTGTTGCAGTTGTCGGTGATGTTTCCCGTCGCCTCGATGTCCGCCTCGACGCGCAGCTTGGATAAGTTGACCAGCTTGACCAGATGCCCCGCCCCGTCAATCACGATGCCGCTGCGGGTCAGGTGGACCGTGTGGCCCAGATCATCATACAGAGCCACCTCGCCGCCTTGCAGGCCCGTCAGTCGGTAGCGCCGGTCATCGACATTAATCACCACCGTGTGCCCGGTGCTGCCGCCCACGGCCAGCGCAATGCCTTCTGCGCCTGCATGCGGCACGCTGGTCAAGCCGTAGTTCTGGAAATGCTCCACGTCATCGGGCACCTGATCGGCCAGCAGCGTGACCTGCAGCGCCTGCAGCTTCGCGCCATCGTTGACCAGGTTGACCACGGCCCGGCTGACCATGCCGCGCACGCGGGCCATCAGGCGATTCATCATGGCGCGTCCCGATCCCACGATGGCGTGTAGGGCGTGTAGCCATCACCTTTCCTTGTCTTTTTATGCTTTTCTCTTTGGGTTTTGTCGTTGAGCTTGGCATTGAGACGGCTGCGGCCTATGCCTTCGACCAGCTTAAACGCCTCTGGGCGTGCAAAGGTGAGGTCAGTGATTTTCCCCTGTTCACCCAATTGGTAGCTGCAGCTCACAATCAGCAGCTCCATGTCCACATTCATCCGGGCGCTAGTAATCTGCACCAGCGTGTTCGGTTGCCACAACGGGCCTTCCTGACCGTCTTTGCCAGTATGCCAGCCCACTACCGTGCAGCCGCCGCGCTTGCCGCGCCCCATGCGCACCTTGACCTCCCAGGCGGCGCGGTCTGTCATCGACTTGCCGCTGGTGCCATGTTCCGCAATCACCACCAGCGGGCGATAACGATTGATTTCCGCATCCTTGGCCGAGGCCTTCAGGTGCGCTGCAGCGGCGCCGTTTTCATGGTCATCACCTGGCACCTGGCCTTTCAGAATGATCTCGCTG